GATGAAGCGCACCAGTTTAAATCTAAATCATTAATATCTATAATGTCAAAACTTTCAGATGCAAAATACAGATTTGGTTTTACAGGGACTCTTGATGGAACTCAAACTCATAAATGGGTACTGGAGGGTTTATTTGGCCCAAGTTACAAAATTATAAGAACAGAAGAACTAATGGCAAAAGGTCATGTTGCCAAACTGGATATTAACGTGCTTCTACTGAAGCACCCAGCACATAAATTTGAAACATTTGAGGATGAAGTCCAGTATATCATTAACCATGAACGTAGAAACAAGTTTATCAGAAATCTTGCTCTTGATTTGAAAGGAAATACTTTAATTCTTTTTGCAAGAGTTGAAGGTCATGGTCAACCACTATACGATATGATAAATACTGGTAGTGTAGAAAATCGTCACGTATTTTTTGTCCATGGTGGAGTGGATACAGAAAATAGAGAATTAGTAAGAGAAATTACTGAGAAGGAAAACAACGCGATTATTGTCGCTTCATACGGAACATTTAGTACAGGTATCAATATTAAGAACCTCCATAATGTTATTTTTGCTTCTCCATCCAAATCTAGAATTCGGAATCTCCAGTCTATTGGAAGGGTGCTCAGGAAAGGAAATAACAAAACAAAGGCAACTCTCTATGACATTGCTGACGACATATCCTATAAATCCAGGAACAACTACACACTTAATCATCTAATTGAGAGAATAAAGGTATATAACGAAGAAAATTTTAATTACGATATAGTAAACATACCACTAAAAAACTAATGGGAGAAGAATTTTATAGTAGCATAAAATTAATTACTGGAGAAGAAATATTTTCATTAGTTTTTATTGATGATAATGATGATGATCCAGTAATTGTTATGCAAAATCCAGTTGTGTTAAAAGTAATTACTGGACCAGATAGTCAATTTATTAAAATAAAACCATGGATGGATATACCATCAGATGATTTTTATATGGTAAGAATGGATAAAATTATTACTATGACTGAAGTTAATAATGAAAAAATTATAGAATGTTACAATGCATTCTTAGAAAGTGATGAAGATGATAGTGCTGAATATAACTCTGCGAATCAAACTGGTAAAGTTAATATAACTGATAATATGGGATATATATCTTCGGTAAAAGAAGCTAGAAAACAGTTAGAAGATATCTTTAAAAAAGATATAGATATTAAAGATAATAGAGAAAGCTAAAGCTTGTTCTCCAAACCTAACAAAGGTATTCTACTTATTATTTGAGGTTTTGTCAAGCTGCGTAATGATTTAAAATATGGTATAATATATGCATAAGTTGTTTACAGCAATGAATAAGTTCTATATAAACAGAAAATCATGCCTAAGAAAAAATCCGAACATTATGTAAATAATAAGCAATTATTAGAAGAAATTATAGTTTACAGAAAAAAATACTTGGATAATAAAGAAAAAGGTTTGGGAAAACCTCTAATTTCTAATTATCTTGGAGATTGTTTTTTAAAAATAGCGACTCATCTTTCATATAAACCTAATTTCGTCAATTACATGTTTCGGGAAGATATGATTTCTGATGGTGTAGAAAATTGTATTCAGTATATTCATAATTTTGATCCAAATAAAAGTAGCAATCCTTTTGCATACTTTACTCAAATAATTCATTATGCTTTTTTGAGAAGAATTTCTAAAGAGAAAAAGCAGTTAGAAATTAAAAATAAAATTATTGAAAAGACAGGATTTGATGAGGTTATGGTTGTAGACGATAGCTTGCTTTCTAATAGTAGTTCAGACTATAATACCATCAAAGACAACATCCAATATAGAAATCGATGAAGGTTGCGATTATAACAGATACTCATTATGGTGCAAGAAAAGGATCAAAATTTTTACACGATTATTTTGAAAAGTTTTATGATGAGGTATTCTTTCCTTCATTAGAAAAAGAAAAAATTACCACAGTCATCCATATGGGTGATGCTTTTGATAGTAGAAAATCAATTGATTATCAAAGTTTGGAATGGTCTAAAAAAGTTGTATTTGATAGACTCAAAAAATATGATGTTCATATGATTGTGGGAAATCATGATACTTACTATAAAGATACTAATGATGTAAACTCTCCAGAATTACTTCTTCAAACATATCCAAATATTAAAATTTATAGAGAACCTAAAGAAGTTAATATTGGGGGACTAGATATTCTATTGCTTCCATGGATAAATGAATCTAATCAAAAACAGTCTTTTAAACTTATTAAAGATACAACTTGCAACTACGCGATGGGGCACCTTGAGCTCCAAGGATTTAGAGCTCATAAAAACTTGCTCATGGATCATGGTCTTTCGGGCGAATTATTTGCAAAGTTCAAGAAGGTCTTCAGCGGTCACTACCACACTAGATCGGATGATGGACGGATCTACTACTTGGGAAATCCATACGAAATGTTCTGGAACGATGTCGGTGATCGGAGAGGATTCACCATCTTTGATACAGAAAATTGTGAACATTATCCAATAGATAATCCTTTCAAACTTTTTCATGTTCTCTATTACAATGATGAATCTGCATCACTATTAGATGCAAGACCTTACAAGAATAAAATTGTTAAGATTGTTGTTCGTAATAAACCACGTCCGAAAGAGTTTGAAAAAATTATTGATAAACTTCATTCAGCTGGAGTTCAAGAACTAAAAATTGTAGAGGATTTTACAATTCAGGAAAATGAAGAATTTTCTGTGGATGATGATGAAAATACAATTTCAATACTTAATCGTTATATTGATGAGTCGGAATTTAATTACGATAAAAAAGTAGTTAAGAATATTTTCCAAGAAATATATAAACAAGCATGTGAAGTTGAGTAATGTTTCTTCTTACCCTTAAAGACAAAAAAGATGATGGTGCATATGCTGTTCAAGATCAATATGGTCATAAAGTCTTATTTCTTTTTGAAGAAGAGGATGATGCTGAAAGATATGCAATGCAACTAGAAGAGCAAGAAGATACTGAAATGATTGTTGTTGAAGTTGATGATGACCTTGCTGTAAAAACGTGTAAGATGTATAATTACAAATATGCAATTATTACACCTGACGATATTGTAGTTCCCCCCAAAGATGATTCTATTTCATAAAATTAGATGGAAAAATTTTCTTTCCACTGGTAATCAATTTACGGAAGTTGATTTTGAAAAACATAATACAAACTTAATAATTGGAACAAATGGTTCGGGTAAGTCTACAGTTTTAGATGCCCTAACTTTTGGATTGTTTAATAAACCATTTCGTAAAATTAACAAACCACAATTGGTTAATGCTACCAATGAGAAAGATTGTGTGGTTGAGATTGAATTTACTGTCAATAATAAAGAATATTTGGTTCGTCGTGGAATCAAACCAAATGTTTTTGATATTGAGGTAAACGGTGTTCCTTTGCATAAGGAAGCAGATGATCGTTCTAATCAACGTATTCTGGAAGAAAATATTCTCAAGGTAAACTATAAGTCTTTTACTCAAATCGTAATTCTGGGTAGTAGCACCTTTGTGCCTTTTATGCAATTGACGACATCAAATCGCCGTGAGGTAATTGAGGACCTTCTTGATATTCGTATTTTTTCTGCGATGAATGGTCTTATTAAAGATCAAATTCGTGTTCGGAGAGATCAAGTCAAATCTTTAGAGTTGAAGAAAGATACTCTCAAAGATAAGATGAAGATGCAACAAAATTTTATTGAAGAACTTGAGAATCGTGGTAATGCCAACATAAATGCCAACAAAGAAAAAATTGCCAAGTTAGATGAGGAACTTGTTATTTTTATGAAGGATAATACGGGTCTTGAAGAAGATATTCATCGATATACTAAGGAGCAAGAAGAGGTTACTGGTGCTGCAGATAAGTTAGTAAAACTAAACAATCTTAAAGGAAAATTATCCCAAAAAGTAGGAACCATTACAAAAGAACATAAGTTTTTTACTGAAAATACGGTATGCCCTACTTGTACTCAAGATATTGAGGAAGAGTTTCGTGTAAATAGAATTGAAGATGCTCAAAATAAGGCAAAAGAACTTAAAGATGGTTATGAAGAACTTGAGAAAACAATTAAGTCTGAACAACAAAGAGAGCTTCAATTCATTGCACTTTCTAAGGAGATTACGAAACTAACGCATGGCATTTCTCAAAACAATACTCGGATTAGCCTCAATCAGAGACAAATCAGAGATCTTGAACATGAAATTCAAACTATTACCAGTAACCTACAAAACAGAAATACTGAACATGAGAAGTTAGATGAATTTAAAAAAAATCTCCATGTAACAACCGAAGAATTAGTAAACAAAAAACAAGAAATCGTTTATTACGATTTTGCTTATTCCTTACTTAAGGACGATGGCGTAAAAACGAAGATAATTAAGAAGTATCTTCCGTTCATAAATCAGCAGGTTAATCGTTATCTTCAAATGATGGATTTTTATATTAATTTCCATCTTAATGAAGAATTTAATGAAACAGTAAAATCTCCAATTCATGAAGATTTTTCTTATTCATCATTTAGTGAAGGTGAAAAAATGAGAATTGATCTAGCATTACTTTTTACTTGGAGGGAAGTTGCTAGACTCAAAAACTCAGTAAACACCAACTTGCTGATTATGGATGAGGTATTTGATTCGTCTTTGGATGGATTTGGAACAGATGAATTCCTTAAAATTATCTGCTATATAATTAAAGATGCAAACATTTTTGTTATATCACATAAGTCTGATTTGCACGACAAATTTGATAATATTATTAAATTTGATAAAAATAAAGGATTTAGTAGGATGGTAAAATGATTGGAATTGTTGGGAATGGTTTTGTTGGAAACGCTCTTTATCAGAATTTGAGAGATAAAGTTGATTGTAAAGTTTATGATGTAGACAAAAACAAATCTTTTAATACTCTTGGTGAAGTATTGGAACAGATGTTTGTTTTTGTGTGTTTACCAACACCCATGAAATCTACTGGCGAGTGCGATCTCAGTATTTTAAATAATTTTTTTGAAGAACTGCCAAAGAAAACCAAATGTATATTTGTAATTAAATCAACTGTTCCTATTGGAACAACGAAAAAATTTTCAAAAAACCGCAAGGTAATACATAACCCAGAATTTTTAACCGCAAGAAATGCTGTAGAGGACTACAGAAATTCTGAGAGAAATGTTGTTGGTGGAGATATAAAATTGTGTAAACAGTTTGTAAATTTCTTTAAAACTGTGTTTCCATCAACTCCCAGTGTAATAACTACATCTGATGAAAGTGAAGCGATTAAGTATTTTTCTAATAGTTTCTTAGCAACAAAAGTTGCTTATTTTAACAAGATGTATGACCTTTGTCAGTCTACTGGTATGGATTATAATATTGTTTGTGATGGAGTTACAAGCGATAGTAGAATAGGATCTTCTCATACTAAAGTTCCTGGATTTGATAATGATCGTGGTTTTGGTGGAACATGTTTTCCTAAAGATTTAAATTCTCTTATAGTTCAGATGGAAGAGAACGGTGTAAATTCTGATATTTTACAAAAAGTTTGGGAATACAATCAAAGCATTAGAACAGTTATTGATTGGTCTATGAATTGATTGACATGTTTAATTATTTTTGCTACTATAATACTATGATTTAATATATTATGAACTATAAACCGTATAGTCTTGAGTGGCATAGATACAGATACCTCAAGGAAGCAATAGATAAATATCTAGAAGATGGTATCGATCCAACATTTATTATGGATGACCTGCGTGATATTCTTCACGTTCGTTCTGAGGCAGCGTATCAAGAGTTTCAAAGGATCAACCAACTAGAGCACTATCTCTCGGAAGAATAATATGCTATCCACTCAATACAGACTCCGACTGGAGTTTATCTGTAAGAAGATTGCTAACAAGGAAGAAGTCAAACTTGAAGATATGATTTGGGCAGAGAAACTTGCCAAACGTCATACTACTGCTAGAGAATGGTTGCGTAAAGCACGTCGCCAGGCATCACAAGATATTGAGGAAGGTAGTATGGACGATTTTATGAATAAGATGGGATTAGGAGACCCCGACCCATCTAATTACAAATCGGGGTTTGATTCTGCGGATGAAATCGTAGATTGGTTCAAACAAGACAAACCAGATGACTGGCGACAGAGAGATTAATTATGGAATATGATTATCAAGTTATTGGTAAAGATGGTAAATTGCATAATTACATTTGGGATGATAAACAATCTAAAATGGTAGAGGGTAAAAGGGAAAAAATTATTCCCTGGTGGCAATTGCATCAAATCGCAGAAAATTTGGATGGCGAACTTAAAAAGTACGTCGAACAAGATAGTCGTGGTAATGTTAAATATAAAATTGTAATCGAATACGAGGAGGACAAAAAGTAATGGAAGCAGTAATCTATTCCAACGGCAATCAGGAATGTGAACGTGCTAAAATTCTTTTAGAAAAACTTAATTTTCAAATTCATGTTTATAAATTAAATCAGCACTTCTCACAGAGAGGTTTTGTTGCTGAATTTGGTGAGGAAGCAGAATACCCACAGGTCAATGTTGGTTTCAAACATATAGGTGGATTGAAAGAAACACTCAATTTCATGAAAGATCGAGGAATGTTTGAATGAGCAAAACTGACTGGAAAGAAGATTATAAACAAATGAAACTTTTGGGTAAGAGACAACTAGAACTATTGGATAAAGGACCAAACAGTTTGTCATCTAGTTGGAGTCTTATGGCAATGTATAATGATTGGAAGCGTATTAGAGGAATTTCTGATGAACACCCCTAACTGGCAACACCATTCTAAGAAAGAGCAAAAACGAAAATTAAAACCACAAGCAATGCGAGCGCGGCGAGAAGCACTACGCCAGTTCAAAAAGCGTCACATGACCCTGCCTAAACAGCAGGGTTCTTTTGTATGATACGTACATACGAATGAACCTCCTCCATGGCAGTTAATCAGGAAATCAAATCACAACTTGCTAAACTTCTTGCTACTGAAGATCTCGTTGTTGAAAATCGTCACGTTGAAACTGCACAATTTAACGTTCACACCCGCGTACTAACTCTCCCAATGTGGGAAAAGGCCAGTAGTTATGTATATGATATGCTTGTTGGGCATGAGGTTGGACATGCTCTTTATACTCCAGACAGAAATTGGTTGAAAGAGGTGAATATTCCACCACAAATTGTAAATATTGTCGAAGATGCTCGTATCGAAAAGATGATGAAACGTCGATATGTGGGTCTTGCTAAAACGTTTTATCGTGGTTATCAAGAACTTTCAGATCAAGATTTTTTTCAACTTGAGGGTGAAAATGTTGATACAATGAATCTTGCAGATCGTGTAAATCTTTATTTTAAGATTGGTAATTTTGTAGATATTAATTTTAAAGAAACCGAGAAAACAATTATCAATTACATTGATAATTGTGAAACATTTGATGATGTTCTTGTAGCATCTGAAATGCTATACAAGTATTGTAAATCTGAAAGTAATAATTCGTCTTCTCGGAATGATTCTGAGAATAATGGAGAATCAGATTCTGAAGACCAAAGTGATAACAATAACGATTCTATTGAACCAGAATCTAATGAATCCTATGGTGGCACTGCTGAAAATAAGGATGATGGTAATAAATTTGATGAAGAAATTGTAGATGAAGTAGATCAAGAAGATAATGATCTTGATATTAAGACTGCTGATTCTCTAGAAGAATCTCTTAAAAATCTTGTAGATTTTAATGCTAGTGAAAAAATTTATCTGGAAATTCCAGAAATTGATATCGATAAAGTTATCGTTGATAACCGTGAAATTCACACAAGGTGTAATAACTATTGGCACGAATACTCCAAACAAACTGGAGATCATTTGATGTTTGAATTTGTAGACAAAGACTTTGAAAAATTTAAAAAAACTGCACAGAAAGAAGTTAATTACCTAGTCAAGGAGTTTGAGTGTAAGAAAGCAGCAGATTCTTATGCTCGTGCTACGACTGCTCGCACTGGTGTTCTTGATTGCTCCAAACTTCATACCTACAAGTACAATGAAGATTTGTTCAAGAAAGTGACCACTCTTGCTGATGGTAAGAATCATGGTTTGGTATTTGTTTTGGATTGGTCTGGATCTATGTGTGATGTTATTTCTGATACCGTCAAACAGTTGTTTAATTTGATTTGGTTCTGTAAAAAAGTTTCAATTCCTTTTGAAGTATACGCTTTTACATCTGATTATCCTATTAATTCTGACGATGAAGATGGAAACCTTGTGACAAGGTCTCGCCCTTATAAAGAGCGTGCAGGAATTTTCCATATTGGTGAGTGGTTTAGCCTTATGAATCTTCTTACTAGTAAAGTGAATGGTAAAGAACTTAACGAACAAATGAAAACCATTTATCGTCTTTCTCGCTGCTTTGAGGGATGGGGTTCTGCAAGATATTCTGTTCCTCCTGGTCTGAGTCTTTCGGGTACTCCTCTGAATGAAAGTATGGTTGCACTACACCAAATTCTTCCAAAATTCAAAAAAGAAAATAATCTTCAAAAAGTTCAGTGTGTTGTTCTTACTGATGGTGAAGGATATGACCTAAAGCGTCATACTGAAGTTCAGAGACCATGGGAAGAAGAGCCATATATTGGATTGGCTACTATTGGACCTCGTTGTGTCCTTCGTGATAGAAAAATTGGTACTACTTATTCTCTAGATTGTGATTGGCATCAGTTCACTGATATTCTTCTTAAGAATTTGAAAGACAAATTTCCCGATGTAAATTTTATTGGTATGCGTGTTCTCGTATCTCGTGATTCTGGTTCTTTTATTCGCAGATATTGTGGATATAGTGGGAAAAGTTATGAGACTGCAATGAAGGATTGGAAAAAGATGAAATCGTTTTCTATTAAAAATTCTGGATACGATCTTTATTTTGGAATTTCTTCAAATTCTCTATCAAAGAATAGTGATTTTAGTGTTTCTGATGATGCGACTAAAACACAAATTAAGTCTGCCTTTGCAAAAAGTTTGAAAACTAAAAAAATGAATAAAAAAATCTTGGGTGAGTTTGTAGAACTCATTGCGTGATAAATATTTTTATAAGTTATAGGTAATTAAAATGTCTAGATTTGGAGATTTACTCGCAGGTAAAAAGACACCTCCTACACCTGCTCCAGAACCTGTAGTAGAAGAAACTGTAGAAGTTGTAGAATCTCCTATTGTGGATGAAGATACTACAAACTATGATGAGGTAATTGAAGAAGAACTTAGAGAAGTATCTGAGGAAGATGGTTATGAAAGTGATGTATCACTCAATGACATGACCAAAAGAGAACTTGAAGAATATGCTAGAACTGTTGGTCTTGAGTTAGATAGAAGACACAACAAAGCAACACTCTTGAATGAATTGGAAGAGTTTTTATCCAATTGATTTACTGGCACACTGGGGAGGACTACTCCTCCTTTTTCATTTATAATAACTTCAGTTGAAACAAACAACTTACATCATGACCATGTCTTCTGAATACATTCGCACTTCTCTTCAGCAACTTTACGGAGAATCTGTAACTGCTGCAGATATTCGTGCTTGGTGTGCTATGAATGGTTCTAACTATCAAACTGTTACTAATAAACTTACTGATTGTAAAGTAGGTCGTGGTAAATGGAACCTGGAAGTAACAAAGGAAACAGTTGAAGATCTGGAAGTAACTTATAATTCTCCTGCAGCAATTCCTGCAATTGAACAAAATCTTATTCCTCAAAAAGATGATTCCTTTGTCAAGTTTGGTAATTTTGGCGACATTAAAAAAATTGTTGAGTCCCGTATTTTCTACCCTACGTTTATCACGGGTCTTTCGGGCAACGGTAAAACGTTCTCTGTTGAGCAAGCATGTGCTCAACTCGGACGGGAACTGATCCGCGTAAACATTACTATTGAAACTGATGAAGATGATCTTATCGGCGGTTTCCGCCTTGTTGATGGTGCAACCGTCTGGCACAATGGACCAGTCATTGAAGCACTTCAACGAGGAGCTATCCTGCTCCTTGACGAGATCGACCTTGCCTCTAATAAAATTCTCTGTCTCCAATCTATCCTTGAAGGAAATGGAGTCTTCCTTAAAAAAATCGGCAAGTTTGTTCGACCCGCTGCAGGTTTCAATGTCATCGCAACCGCAAACACTAAAGGTAAAGGTTCAGATGATGGGCGATTCGTTGGAACTAACGTGCTCAACGAAGCATTCCTTGAGCGATTCCCTGTAACTTTTGAACAAGAGTATCCTACTCCGAAAATTGAAGAGAAGATCTTGAATAAATTTTGTAAGGATGACGATTTTTGTAAGCGTCTTTCTGATTGGGCAGATATTATTCGTAAGACCTTTTATGATGGTGGCATTGAGGAAATTATCAGTACTCGTCGCCTGGTTCATATTGTTAAGGCATATCGTATCTTTAACGATAAAGCGAAGGCAATTCAAGTATGTGTGAACCGTTTTGATGATGAGACTAAGCAAGCATTTTTGGAACTATATGACAAAGTTGATGCTGATTTCCAGATGCCTTCTGAAGATCAGAAAGAATGCCTTGACTCTCACAACTTCTCCTGATATAATTTGTAGAGGTGAAAAACCACCTCTACTTTTATTATTTTTCATTAAATATGACTGAAAGTTTTAATTTTATGTCTATGGGTGATCAGAACATAAATGCTAATAGTTTTCTCCCAGGTGGAGAAAGTAGTGATACTATTTCGTTCAATGTCCCTCAAGATGATGTTGTTACGTTTGGTGCAGCACAACCTGTTCCCTATGAAAGTTTTATGGGTTTAGGTGAAGACCACATTTCCTTTGATCTTGATATGACTACTAGTAATAATCCTAATCGATTTAAGTATAGTGAAGATACTATTCTTAAAGAACTGTCCGATTATATTTCTGCAACATACAATCAGCACTACTCTGCTGGTGATGATAAAATTCAGACACTTGATCTGATTGAAGCGTGTGGCGATGGTGAATCCTTCTGCCGCAGTAATATCCTCAAGTATGCCTCTCGCTATGATAAGAAAGGCACTGCACGACGTGACATTATGAAGATTCTGCACTATGCTGTTCTTCTGATGCATTTTAATGACAAAAATGCACAACGTGAAACCTACCCCCAGTGATGAAACTCAAACCCAAAACTATGAAACTGTCTGATAATACCCTCAATATTCTCAAAAATTTTGCTGGAATTAATAATTCAATTCTGGTAAAAGAGGGTAATCGTCTTCGTACAATTTCTGTTGCTAAGAATATTCTTGCAGAAGCAGATATTAAAGAAGACTTTCCTCGCGATTTTGCTATTTACGATCTGAATCAATTTTTGAATGGATTATCTCTCCACCATGATCCAGATCTCGATTTTCAGGAACCTTCTTACCTGAGTATTAAAGAAGGTAAGCGTCGTGTGAAGTATTTCTTTGCTGACCCTAATGTGATTGTTGCTCCTCCCGAAAAAGAAATTAATCTTCCATCTCAGGATATTTGTTTTCAACTTGATAGTGCTTCACTTGAAAAACTTGTCAAAGCAGCACAAGTCTATCAACTCCCCGATTTCTCCGCAATTGGTGAGGCAGGTGTCATTAAACTAGTTGTTCGTGATAAGAAGAATGATACTTCTAACGAATATGCAATTGTAGTTGGTGAGACTGACAAAGAGTTTGCTTTTAACTTTAAAGTTGAGAACATCAAAATTATTCCTGGTGCTTATGACGTTGTAGTGTCTTCTAAACTTTTGTCACAATTTACCAACACTCAGCACAATCTTAAGTACTATATTGCTCTGGAACCTGATTCTACATTTGGATGAAAACACTAACGGCAATGAGAGTCGTAGGCAGTATTACAGTTATTGCTGCCTATTTTGTTGTTTTACATGTTAATTTGACTGCTGGTGTCTTAATGAATGTTATTGCTGACACCATTTCAATTCCATATTTTGTAAAAACAAAATCATGGGACATCGTAGTTATGCTAGGATTTCTCTTAGCAATCAGCTTTAGCAAACTTTTATCATGAACATCTTTGTATCAGACCCTGACCCTGTTGTTTCGGCAAAGGTCCTACCTGACAAGCATATCGTCAAGATGCCCCTAGAGTGCTGTCAGATGCTCTCTATTGTGGCATCGGAGAAATGGGGGCATGGATATGGCACTCTTCCCAAGGCAGACGGCACACCCTATGCTACGGAGAAGGGTGCTTTTCGTAATCACCCATGTACTGTGTGGGCAAACGAAACGCTTGCGAATTCACGGTGGTTGATTCGGCATGGATTAGCACTTTGTGAAGAGTATTCTGATCGATATGCAAAGATTCATTCATGTCTTCATACTCTTGCATATGCAAATCAACTATTTCCGATTGATGGTGCACATAGAAGTAAGTTGACTCCATTTGTTTTTGCTGGTCCTGATGAATTCAAGTATGATACTGTTGACATCTACAGCAAGTATAAGATGTATATTGCATCTAAACCTTGGGTAAAAGATAACTATCGTCGTATTCCAGAGAGAAAACCAGAATGGATTTAAACATGATTGAAATATTTCCAACATTAATATATCAATTTCCAAACTTCATTGACGAAATTGAAAGAAAATGTATATTTGATGGAATATTTGACAATGAAGAAATGCATGACGACAATCATCCAATGCTCATTGGTAAATCTTTTTGTTCTTTCAGAAATTGTGAAAAATTAAATTTTCTTTCTAATGATATTATTTCTAGAATAGAAAAACATTCCAATCACTATGCTGATAAAATTGGTATTCCAAAAGTCAAGCTATCTTCATATTGGTCTGTCATAGAAACACCAGGATGCTTAATGAAAGAACATAATCATCCCAATTCTTCTATCTCTGGAGTTATATACGTCAACGTTGATCAAAATTCTCATCCATTAGTTTTTAAAAATCCAAATCCATTTATTGGAAGTGGATATTATACACATCAAAATAAGTATAACACTTCAACGCATGAAGTTCATCCTCAAAATGGAGATTTGATATTATTTCCTGGTTGGTTAGAGCATGGTTCTGATTACATTATGAATGAAACTGATACTAGAGTTTCTATTAGTTTCAATTTAATACGTGATTATAGTGATGAATCATGAGTGAAATATTTTCAATACCAATTGGTATACTGGAGAATTTTATAACTCCAAAAGAAAATAAAATATTGACACAAAGAATCAAAAAACTTAAATATCATTCCCATCATCTTTTAAATGGTGATGGATTTGGAACATATCATTACGTAGAAAATAATAATTTTTTAGATAAAAATATTATAAAACGAATAGAAAAAGTATCTAATTTGTATGGAAAATCTATTCATTTAAAAAAATTAAAAATGGATAGATATTGGTCTATTATTCAAAATAAAAAAACCAATCTCCTATCACATTTACATTGTGATAGTATTGTTTCTGGTTGCCTTTATCTTAATGTTAATCAAAACAGTAACAAGTTAGTATTTGAAAATCCAAATCAAAATACTTTTTATTTTTCTAAGATAAAATATACAAAATATCAGGAAATTCATGTTGTTTATCCAAAAATAAATCAGTTAGTGTTGTTTCCATCCTGGTTAAAGCATGGATCTGGTGGACAAGATAATCAGCATAATGATAGAATATCTGTGAGTTTTAACTTAATTCATGATATTTGATCAATACATGTTATACTTTAATTTTGCTATTGATTGAAAACTAAAACTTTTTATTTATTATGAGCGATTTTATTTGGGTTGAAAAGTATCGACCAAAAACAATTGAAGAGTGTATTCTCCCTGAGGCAACTAAGAAGACATTTCAAAGTTTCCTAGATAAAGGTGAGATCCCAAATATGCTACTTGCGGGACCTCCTGGTATTGGTAAAACTACAGTAGCAAAGGCACTTTGTAACGAACTGGGGGTAGATGTTTATGTCATCAATGGATCCGATGAAGGGCGGTTCTTGGATACTGTCCGAAACAATGCGAAAAACTTCGCTTCGACCGTCTCACTTTCTTCAGATGCAAAACACAAAGTCATCATCATTGATGAGGCAGATAACACGTCCAATGATGTACAACTCCTCCTACGGGCGTTTATTGAGGAGTTTGCTGGTAACTGCCGATTCATCTTCACCTGTAATTACAAAAATAAAATCCTTGAACCTCTCCACTCCCGATGTGCAGTGGTTGAATTCGGAATTAAGGGAAAAGAAAGACAGGGAATTGCAGCACAATTCTTCAAGCGTATCCAAGAAATCTTGGGTGCAGAAGGTATTGAATACGATAACAAGGTCCTGGTAGAACTCATCAATAAGCACTTTCCTGATTGGAGGAGAGTGCTGAATGAATGCCAACGCTACTCCGTAAGTGGTAAAATTGATTCTGGCATTCTTGCTACGTTTTCTGATGTTGCTGTAAATGAACTTGTCAAAAATCTCAAGACTAAAAACTTTGCTGAGGTACGAAAGTGGATCGTTAGTAATTTGGATAATGATACTACTGTACTTCTCCGTCGCATTTATGACTCTCTTTACGAAGCCTTGGTTCCTGGCAGCATTCCTGCTGCTGTCCTTGTTCTCGCTAAGTATCAGTATCAGGCAGCATTCGTAGCAGATCAAGAAATCAATATGCTTGCATGTCTAACTGAAATTATGGTGGAGTGTGAATTCAAATGATTGATTCTGATTGGCGTTATAGTGATGAACGAATGAATCTCAGACAAGATGTTTTTCTAAAGTTAAAACATCATTTAAACCTAAGTGAAATTCAGTTTTTGTATGAATTTTGTCATACTTGGGTTAGTCAAGGTAATACTTCAACTGATAATCTTGAAGAAGAATTTTCAAATTTTTTACTCTTAAATGAAAAACGTATAAAACATGGAGAAACTAAATGATTGATGCAAAACTTTTGAGAATCATTACGGGTGAAGAAATTATCGCTGAACTTATTAGTGAAGATGATAATTTTGTTACAGTAGTAAATGCTCTGGTCATTATCCCAACACAGAATGGTAGTATTGGATTTACACCTTGGGCACCAGTTATTGATAAAGATGATCCAGAAATTAAAATTTCAAGAAATCATATTGTTTATCTGGTAAATTTAGAAGAACCTGTTAAGAAAAAGTATAATGAAATATATGGTAGTAAGTTGATTACTCCAGATGAAAAGAAACTCATTTTGTGATTATGAAAAAAGAAAAATTGAGAGCACAAGTAAAGTCTAGGTTCTATTATATTTTCTGGGGTATTGCTACTGTTGCCGTTGTTACAGGGCAATGGTACGTTGGAACTGGTTATCATATTCTTCATGGTGACATGCGAGAACTTTTGGATAAAGTTGATGGAGTTCTCCTTCATAAAGATGATACTCCCTATGGAGATTTACTATGAGTTTTTTTAAAAATGATTATAAAACTTTGGTAGAACCAAGAGTAAAGACTACATCACAGAATGTTGCAGAAGCAAATGATGCATTGTTTCGTGCTAAAATGACTTTACCCGCTGCCGCAAAACATTGTGGTATGACCCATAAGGAAATGAAACTAACCTTCTGGGAGTATTTGAAGTATAACAAACCTGATTATGAAATCCCTGAAAACACCATTGAGATACCCTGGCGGTAAGTCTCGCGCTTGTACAAAAATGGATCAATACTTTCCAGATCTGAGAGAGTATGATGAATTTAGAGAACCATTTCTTGGTGGTGGTAGTGTGGCAATTCACATTACTAAGAAGTATCCACATCTTAATGTGTGGGTTAATGACTTGTATGAACCTTTGGTAAACTTCTGGCAACAATTGCAGATGTTTGGACCAGAAATGAGAAATAAACTTGTAGAGTTAAAATCTCGTTATCCTGATCGTGGTTCTGCTAAAGGATTATTTCTTGAATCTAAAGATTATTTGAATAGTGGTGAAACTGATTATTTTTGGAGAGCCATTAGTTTTTATATTATAAACAAGTGTAGTTTTTCTGGATTAACTGAAAGTTCTTCTTTTTCTCCACAAGCTTCTGATTCCAATTTTTCTATGAGAGGAATTGATAAGTTGCCTGGTTATTCTAATATAATTAGAAATTGGAGGATAAGCAATTATTCATATGATTATCTTCTTAATGAACAAGATAGTACTTTTGTGTATCTTGATCCTCCTTATGACATTAAAGATAATCTTTATGGTAAGAAAGGATCAATGCATAAAGAATTTGATCATGACAAGTTTGCTAACGATTGTTCTACCTGTTCTATGCCTCAGTTAGTGAGTTATAATTCGGATCAACTTGTTAGAGATAGATTTACTGATTCTAAATGGAATGCTGCTGAATTTGATCTCACTTATACTATGAGATCTGTTGGAGAATATATGCGAGAACAACAAAAACGCAAAGAACTATTACTTTTTAATTATGGAATTGAAGGATTGGTTGAACAGTATCAATCAGACAAAGAAACATCTAATTGAAGAAGATCCCTCTACCGAGAAGGAATATCCTCCTTATATTATTAATCGTTGTTTTTCTGGTCACATTGATACTATCATCTTCGCAAATGAAATGAATAAGTATCACTTTCTTCCTAAGAAACTTCAATATGATTTTCTTATAAATATCGTTAGGAAAAAGAAGAGATTTTCTCCCTGGATCCGACAAGATAAGATCAAAGATCTTGATTATGTCAAACGTTATTATGGATATAGTAATGAAAAGGCAAAGCAGGCTTTGAAAATTCTTACCCAAGAACAACTTAATTTTATTAAATCAAAATTTGATACTGGAGGAAAAAGATGAGTGTGGTTCAAGAAACTGAGGTAAAATGGTCGCCTGATCAAATGGTAGAAGTGATTCTGAATGAACCAGATGATTTTCTAAAAGTTCGTGAAACATTAACAAGAATTGGTGTTGCATCAAGAAAGGAGAAAAAAATCTATCAAAGTTGTCATATTCTGCACAAGCAAGGTAGATATTTTTTAGTCCATTTTAAAGAATTGTTTGCTTTAGATGGTAAATATGCAAATCTGACCCAGAATGATGTCCAACGTCGTAACCGTATTGCTCAACTGCTTGCTGATTGGGGGCTCATTGGTATTGTAGATGTGTCTAAAATTCAAGATATTGCTCCTCTGAATCAGATTAAAGTTCTTGCATATAAAGATAAATCCGATTGGATATTAGAGACAAAATATAATATTGGATCTAAGAAAAAAAAGGTTGAAGAAACCGAATAAAAAATTACGGGGTTCTACACCCCGTTTTTTATGACTTGTGTTAATATATACTTATGGATGCCGTAAGGGTCCACAAAATACAAACTCGCTTTTTAAGGAGCTACAATAATGACTAACCTCACAAGGTATACTGCTGCAGATCTTCCTGCGCTCATGGATCGTATAAATAAGAATAGCATCGGTATGGATGAATACTTTGATCGTCTGTTTAATCTGCATGAAACGACGAAAAACTATCCACCATACAATTTAGTTCAAGTTAGTAACGTAGAATCTAGACTTGAACTAGCACTAGCAGGATTCAAAAAGAAAGAAGTCAATGTCTACACACAAGATGGTAAACTCTTTGTCGAAGGACAAAAAGAGGACAAAGAAACTGGAACAGATTACATCCATAGAGGAGTGGCTCAAAGATCTTTCACTAGAGCATGGACCCTCAGTGACGAGACGGAAGTTAGATCAGTTAGCTTTGAGGATGGGCTTCTGAGTGTAACTCTCGGTAGAATTGTACCTGATCATCATAAAAGAAAGGATTGGTTCTGATATCCTCACTAAATTCTGCTATCTGGGTCTTTGATAAATAAAATTGAATATCGTCGTCGCAGACGGAGGGGTAACTGGCACAATCCAGTTGACACCCCTCCTTTTTATTGCTAAGATGCATATATACTACTAGTCTTTATTGATAAAAAATGTCCGTTAAGTTGATTTTGCTCAAATCTGGTGAAACTGTTATCAGTGATATTAAAGAAGTTCAAAAAGAAGATGAACTATTTGGATATCTTTTCACAAATCCACAACGAGTTACTTACGAATCTCCCGTTCTTAATGAAGCAGAAAAAGAAAGTGTTGTGAATGTTTCTCTTTCACGATGGATGATTCTTTCAAAAGATACTCAAATGATCATTCCTTTTGATTGGGTCGTAACAATTGTAGATCCCGTAGAATCATTGGTGAAAATGTATGAACCTCTGAATCAAACCGAAGGTGAGGAATGAAATGGAAGCAACAATTAAGTGTTTGATTCTTAGAGAAAATTGTGCTATTGTATCTCAGGTTGAAGAAGTTGATGTTGAACTTGGTGAACCTAATTGTAAACTGATAAAACCATGTGAAGTCCATAAAAATGGAGATAGTATTTACTTAACACCATGGTTATCAGAATATACATCTCAAGACACTATGTTGATTAGTTCTGATAGTGTTTTAACAATTATTGATCCCAACAAAGACATTTTAACAAAATATATTGATATTATTTCCTAATGCGTTTTTATACTAATGTTCAAATGGTCGGAGATCACTTCTTGGTCCGAGGTTATGAAAATGGAAAACATTTTGCAACCCGAGAGAAGTTTTTTCCGACTCTTTTTGTGCCTTCCAATAAGCAAACAGAATATACAACTTTGAATGGTGAGTACGTTGATCCAATTAATCCTGGAACTGTAAGAGAGACTCGTGAATTCATTAAAAAATATGATGGGGTTGAAAATTTTAAAGTTTATGGAAATACAGGATACATTTATCAGTACATTTCTGAAATGTATCCAGAAGATGAAATTAAATTTGATATTAGTAAAATTAAAGTAGTAACCCTCGACATTGAGGTTGCATCAGAGAATGGATTCCCTGATGTGGAATCTGCTGCTGAAGAGGTGTTGTTGATTACAATTCAGGATTATGCTACGAAGCAGATCAGAACCTGGGGTCTTGGACCTTTTAATAATAAGCAACAAAATGTTACTTACAAAGGATTTAGAACTGAATATGAATTGCTGAATGACTTTATCAATTGGTGGATGATTGAGGGAAATACTCCCGAAGTTATTACTGGGTGGAATAGTAAACTTTATGATATTCCATATCTTGTTCGTAGAATTGAACGCATTCTTGGCGAGAAACTTATGAAAAGAATTTCTCCATGGGGATTGATTACAGAGCAGGAGGTTTATATTTCTGGTCGTAAAAATATTTCATACGATGTTGGTGGAGTTTCTCAACTCGACTATTTGGATCTTTATAAGAAGTTTACTTATAAAGCGCAGGAATCTTATCGTTTGGACTACATTGCGAGTGTAGAACTTGGACAGAAAAAACTGGATCACTCCGAGTTTGATACATTTAAAGATTTTTATACAAAGGGGTGGCAAAAATTTGTAGAGTACAATATCATTGACGTGGAACTTGTTGACCGCATGGAAGACAAAATGAAACTCATTGATTTGGCATTAACTCTTGCATATGACGCAAAAGCTAATTATGAAGATGTGTTTTCACAAGTGCGAATGTGGGATACTATCATTTATAACTATTTAAAGGATAGAAAAATTGCTATCCCACCAAAAGTACGTTCTGATAAAGACTCCAAATATGCGGGAGCGTATGTCAAGGAACCGATTCCAGGAAAGTATGATTGGGTTGTTAGTTTTGACCTTAACAGCCTGTATCCTCATCTCATTATGCAGTACAACATCTCGCCAGAGACTTTACAGGATATCAGACATCCAAGTGCTACCGTTGATAAGATACTTAATGAAGAACTGACTTTTGAGATGTATAAGGACAACGCGGTATGTGCCAATGGTGCCATGTATCGGAAGGATGTTCGTGGATTTCTGCCAGAACTGATGGAAAAGATTTATAAAGATAGAACTATCTTTAAAAAGAAAATGCTTCAGGCAAAGCAAGATTATGAAAAAAATCCATCTAAAGCACTCGAAAAAGAAATTTCTCGATGCAATAATATCCAGATGGCGCGTAAGATTCAACTGAACTCTGCCTATGGTGCTATTGGTAATCAGTATTTTCGATATTTTAAACTTGCTAATGCTGAAGCAATTACTCTTTCTGGGCAGGTTTCAATCCGCTGGATTGAGAACAGGATGAATGGATATCTAAATAAGATTTTGCAAACGGATGGTGAGGATTATGTCATTGCATCTGACACCGATTCAATCTATCTTAATATGGGACCTCTTGTTGATAAATTTCTTAGTAACAAGTCTGGTGATAAAACAGCAGTTGTTTCGCTACTTGATAAGATCTGTCAAGATAAGTTGGAACCATTCATCGAACAATCTTATCAGGAACTTGCGAATTATGTTCAGGCATATGAACAAAAAATGATCATGAAGCGTGAGAACATCGCAGAACGTGGTATCTGGACTGCTAAGAAGCGATACATTCTGAACGTATGGAATAGTGAGGGAGTTCAATATAATGAACCCAAACTCAAGATGATGGGTATTGAGGCAGTTAAATCATCTACTCCTGCACCATGTCGGAAGATGATTAAAGATGGACTCAAGTTGATGATGAATGGAACTGAAGATGACGTAATTAATTTTATTGATAAGTGTCGTCAAGAATTTAAAGAACTTCCACCAGAATCTATCGCTTTTCCAAGAACAGCTTCTGATATTCGTAAATACCATTCATCTTCTGATATCTATATAAAGGGTACTCCCATTCATTGTCGCGGAGCTTTATTGTTTAATCATTATATTAAGCAAAATAAGTTGGATAAAAAGTATTCATTAATTAACAATGGTGAGAAAATTAAATTTATCTATTTAAAAAAACCAAATATTATACAAGAGAATATTATCTCTTTTATTCAAGATTTTCCTAAAGAGCTTAATCTTGAACAATATATTGATTATGATCTACAATTTGAAAAAAGTTTTGTAGAACCACTTAAGGCAATACTTGATGCTATTGGGTGGAATATTGAGAAAAAAATTAACTTGGAGGAATTTTTCTTATGAATGATAAGTATGTAATTGATGATGGAGAATCAAAACAAGATAAATGGAATAGAGGACTTGATATTTTCATTGAATCGGTTCATAAACCAGATTCTGCACTTAGACAGTGTGCTCACAATCAAAGATGTTATCATGAGTTGATGGATGTTCGTAAAAATGTGCTAGAATACCTTAAGACCTTACGTTGGGAATAAATGGAACTTCCTATTACTGATAAAGAACTTGCTACGATCGTGAATGCTCTCCGTCTAGGTGGAGATACATCACTATATCAAAAGTTAAAGATTGTGAAAGAGATCCGTGAAGAAAACCCTGGTGGATCTTATAAAAAAATTCTAAGGGAGCAGTATGGCATGGTCGTCTAAAAAGAATCATTATTGGACTCCTAATGATTTGTCAGATAGTGAGTTGCAATGTTTGATGGACTCATTAAAAAGGAATGGTGATGAAACAAAACTTTATTGGAAGTTTTGGTGTTGGAAAATGAACTACAGAAACAAAGATTATGGACTTTCTTAAAGATATTGTAAAAGAAATTGGAGATGAGTATACAAAACTCGCATCAGATATTGATGAAACTGAAACTTATGTTGACACAGGTTCTTACATTTTTAATGGACTTGTTTCAGGGTCTATATTTGGTGGTGTATCTGGGAATAAGATTACTGCCATTGCTGGCGAGTCTAGCACTGGAAAAACTTTTTTCTCCCTTGCTGTCGTCAAGAACTTTTTGGATTCTAACCCTGATGGGTATTGCCTATATTTTGACACTGAAGCCGCTGTTAATAAGTCTCTACTCGCAAGTCGTGGGGTAGATCTTGAGAGGACTGTTGTTGTTAATGTTGTGACTGTTGAAGAGTTCCGTACCAAGGCACTCAAGGCAGTTGATATTTACTTAAAAAAACCTGAAGATGAGCGCAAACCCTGCATGTTTGTCTTAGACTCTCTAGGAATGCTTTCAACGGAAAAGGAAATTAATGATGCTCTGAATGATAAGCAGGTTCGTGACATGACGAAATCTCAACTTATCAAAGGTGCTTTCAGGATGTTGACATTGAAGTTGGGGCAGGCTAATATTCCTATGATTGTTACCAACCACACCTACGATGTCATTGGTGCTTACGTTCCTACTAAAGAGATGGGCGGTGGTTCTGGTCTTAAGTATGCTGCCAGTACCATCATTTATCTCAGCAAGAAAAAAGAAAAAGACGGAACAGAAATTGTCGGAAATCTTATTAAGGCAAAGACTGCTAAGTCGCGTTTAAGCAAGGAGAACAAGGATGTTACGGTGCGTCTTTATTACGATGAGCGTGGTCTTGATCGATATTATGGTCTTCTTGAACTTGGTGAGATTGGCGGACTTTGGAAAAACGTTGCTGGTAGATATGAAATAGATGGTAAAAAAATCTATGCAAAACAAATCTTGAAAGATCCAGAAACATATTTCACTGAAGAAGTGATGTTAAAACTTGATGAGATTGCAAAAAACGAATTCTCTTATGGAACGAATTGAGACTACTATTCTCAAAAATTTAATACACAATGAGGAATATTCTCGTAAAGTTATTCCATTTATTGAACCATCATATTTTGAACAACGATCTGAAAAAGTGATCTTTGAGGAGATTACTCAGTTCATTGTTAAGTATGGATCTGCAATTACAACCGAAGCATTAAATATTGAGGTTGAGAATAGAACAGATCTAAACGAGACTGAAATTAAAGAGACTAGAGATGTTTGTAATTCTTTCAATGACTCTCCTGTAGATCATCAATGGCTGCTAGATACTACTGAGAAGTGGTGCCGTGATCGTGCGATTTATCTTGCTTTGATGGAATCTATCAGCATTGCTGATGGGCAAGATGATAAAAAGAATCGGGATGCAATTCCAAGCATTCTTTCAGATGCTCTGGCAGTATCTTTTGACAACCATATTGGTCATGACTATCTAAATGATTATGAAGCAAGATACGATTCTTACCACAGGAAAGAAGACCGTATTCCTTTTGATCTTGAGTATTTCAACAAGATTACGAAAGGTGGTCTTCCTAACAAGACTCTTAATGTCGCTCTTGCTGGGACAGGTGTCGGTAAGTCTTTGTTCATGTGCCATATGGCTAGCTCCGTTTTGCTTAGTGGACGTAACGTGCTATACATTACAATGGAGATGGCAGAAGAGAAAATTGCTGAGCGTATTGATGCAAACTTGCTCAACGTACCCATTCAAGATCTTACTGATCTTCCCAGGTCTTCGTTTGAAAACAAAGTAACTAAGTTAGCAGCAAAGACTCAAGGAACTCTTATAATTAAAGAGTATCCGACTGCTAGCGCACACAGTGGACACTTTAAGGCACTTCTTAATGAACTTGCACTTAAGAAGTCATTTAGACCTGATATTATTTTCATTGATTACCTTAATATATGTGCTTCCTCCCGCTATAGGCAGAACGGCTCTATCAATTCATATAGCTATATTAAATCTATTGCAGAGGAGCTTAGAGGGTTGGCTGTCGAAGCCGAGGTCCCTATCGTATCTGCCACCCAGACCACTCGTTCTGGTTATGGCAGCAGTGACGTTGACCTTACTGACACTTCTGAGTCCTTTGGTCTCCCTGCTACTGCTGATCTTATGTTTGCCCTTATTAGCACTGAGGAACTTGAACAACTTGGTCAGATAATGGTGAAGCAGTTGAAGAATCGATACAATGATATTTCTATTAATAAGAGATTTATTGTTGGTATTGATCGTGCCAAGATGCGCTTATATGATTGTGAGCAAACTGCACAGGAAGATATACTTGATTCTGGCAAAGAAGAAGAGTATACATATGAAGATAAACCTAAAAAAACATTCGACGGATTTAAATTTTAATAATGGATCATATCTATCAAAATTCAAACTTTGGACAACATTGGTTTTCTTATCCAAATTTATATAAATCTGTAGTTGAAAAATTTTCATCTGGCAGTAAATTTGTTGAAGTTGGATCCTGGAAAGGAAAATCTTCTTCGTTTATGGCAGTGGAAATTGCTAATTCCAACAAAGATATTCAATTTTATTGCGTTGACCATTGGTTGGGGAGTAGAGAGCATTATGATAGAAATCATCATGCATATGAACCAAATATTCATATGTTATATAATACTTTTTTAAATAATATGAAACCAGTTGAAAAGTATTATACTCCTCTCAGAATGTCTTCTTTGGAAGCATCTACTCATTTTGAAGATAAAAGTTTAGATTTTGTATTTTTAGATGCTTCTCATGAATATGATGACGTTTGTAATGATATAGATTATTGGAAACCAAAAGTAAAAATTGGAGGAATCTTAGCTGGTCATGATTATAATCCTGATGATAAAGATTCCTGTGGTGTTTATCCTGCAGTTAATGAAAAAATAAAACAATTTGATGTATCTGAATATTGTTGGATACATCAAATTAGTTGACAAATAGTACAAAAGGAATTAAAATTTAAAAGAAAATAACATAATATGAACGGTTATTATTCTGTATTTAATCCTAAAGGGGAAAAAATTGTTGACTGTGGCATCGAAAGAGATGCAGTCAATCTCATGAATATGAGAAATCGAAGATGGGATGGACACTACTTTATGTTCAATCCTCTTCCTGGTGATATAATTGATATTGCCAACAATAAACAACTTCCAACTAGTGATATTGTCGTCAATATGAACGGTGGTGTCGGTGGTTCTTGGAAAAACGTTTCTGAAGAAGAATTT